TCTCAGCATCGCCCGCCTCTATACGAGGTACGACCTTGTAGGCCAGCTCACCAACGCGACCATCAACGGTTCGATAGCGAACCATGAGGCCCAGGCGTGGGCGCTGGTTGACAAGTTCATCAGCACCCAGGACCGCACGCGGGAAGTACGCAAGTGGGTGAGCGTCGGATGACCGCCAGCTTCGTCATCGAGGGAGAGGATGAGCTGATGGCGAAACTCAAGGCCATGTGGCCCAAGTTCTCCAACGCCGCCGTCAAGGGGTGCATGGACTGGGCCGACGACGTGATGAACGAGGCGAAGCGCATCACGCCCGTCGATACCGGAGCATTGAGGGCCAGTGGGTACACGCAGACCATGAGCGGCCCGGAGGGCGTGGAGATAGGCATCGGGTTCTCCGCGAACTACGCGCTGTACGTCCATGAGAACCTGGAGGCCCATCATGACGTTGGCCAGGCGAAGTTCCTGGAGACGCCCATGCTGCTCAAGTCGGGCGAACTGCCGAAGCGCATGGTCAAGATGATGGAGCGAGCGGCGGAGGAAGCATGAGCCTGACCTCCGACGTGCTGGCGTACCTCATCGCTCAGTCCGTAGGGACAGCGAAGACCATCTTCGCGGACATCATGCCCGCGTCCCCCCAGGCGGCCATGTGCGTCTATCAGTATGCTGGGCGGACCCCGGAGTTCAACACCGGAGGGGACGTGGTATCGCGCCCCATGCTCCAGATCAAGGTGAGGCATCAGTCCGCCAGCACCGGGTGGGCGTGGCTCAAGAGCGCGGAGACGGCCCTCATGGGCGTTTCCAACGAAGCACTGAGCGGGACGTTCTATCAGAGCGTCCGGCCGGTGTCCAGCGCGTTCATGAACGGCTGGACGAACAATTCCATCTTTCTGATTCAGAACTTTGAAGCATGTAGGAGTGAGTGACAACAATGACATCTAGCGCAGTAATGGCACACGGGACACAGCTCAAGAGGGCTGGCACGGCCATCGCGGAGGTAGTCTCCATAAGCGATGTGAGCTATTTCGTCGATGAAATAGACGTGACGAACACCGACAGCGGGGGCATCTACGAGAAGAAGCCCGGCCTCAAGGGGGCGGGGGACGTCACCCTGGAATGCAACATGAGGCTGGACGACACCACCGGTCAGGTCCAGGCGTACACCGACGCAGCGGCCAAGACCATCAGCTCGTACACCATCGAGGGGCCTAGCACCGCAGCGTTCTCCTGGACGTTCGACGGCTTTGTCAAGGAGTTCGCCACCATCACGCCGGTAGCGGCCAGTGAGATAGCCAAGGTGAGGATCACTTTCTGCATCACCGGCGGAGCGACCTTTGCCGTAACTGCATCCAGCGACGTGACCACCATCGCCTGCGGTACTGGAACCATGAGCCCGGCCTGGGTTGCTACCAAGTACCTGTACTCCCTCCAGCTCGGTGCCAGCACCTCCAGCACGTTCACCGTGACCGAGGCGTCCAGCACCCTGAAGCTATACAAGTCTGGCGTGTACGTTGCCACCCTGACCACCACCGAGGCGAGCGCGGCTGTTCCCTTCGACATCGGGACCACGGAGATCGCCATCAGCACCCAGGAAGTCGGAAAGGTGCCCAAGTGGTACAAGATATACGTGAGCCGGGACTCCTGAGCGGGTGACTAGATGAGCATCCTGGTGCCATCGGGGCACACTGTCCTATCCGATGAGGAGCGGGCGGGAGTGCCCCCTAAACTCCTTGATTTCACCTTCACGTTGGGGACGATGTACGTTTACGAGAAGGTCCTCAAAAAGAAGGTGGAAGATTGGACGCCCGCGACCGAGGACGGGGTGAACACCGAGGCCATCCTGGAGATGCTGTACGCAGGGTTGTATAACATCGACGATCCAGGCAAGAGCCTCACCATCGGGCAGATAGGGGCCATGTGCCCGCTCCGCTCCATCCCCGCCCTGGCCATCATGGTGGGGAAGGTGATGAACGAGTCCAGCGCCCTGCCGAGCGAGGATGAGATAAAGAACGCTGACCCAAACGGGAGCGGCCCATAGACATCGAGGAACTATGGGCTTACGGGCGCTACGACCTCGGCATCCCGACCGACGCGGAGGTGTTCAGCATGACGCATAGACGGTTCACCGCTCTATCCAAGCGAGCGGACGCCAGGCGGAGGCGGGACGAGTTGCAGCCCGCATTGATCGCCGCCACCATACTGAACTCCATGCCGAACGCCAAGCGCAAGGACGGCAAGGCGTGGAGGGTGGAGGACCTGACCCTCGCCCCGGCGGAGAATGAGCCATCATCGGAGCTGGGGCCGGAGCAGAGCCGTAATTTCTTCCGCATGTTGAACGCGGCGATGGGGGGTAAGGAGGCGGTGAACTGACGGACATAGGCACGCTGTTGATGCGTATGGAGATGGACATCTCCGACGCCAAGAAGAACCTTAGCGAGATAAAAAAGCAGGTGGACACCACAACCAACAGCATCGAGAACAACTCCAGGGACGTCAACAGGGCCATCTCATCCACAGATAAGCAGACCAAGACCACCACCACGGCCATTCAGCAATCCTCGAAGAAGATAAAGACATCATGGTTGGAGGTTGGAAGGCAAGCGGCCACCCTGGCGCTGTCCATCTATGTCCTCTTTGACTCATACGACAGCGTCCAGAAGTCGCAGACGGCATTGTCGAAGGCGAACCTTACCCTCACCAAATCGAACGAGAACGCGAGGAAGGCGCAGGAAGCGTACAATAAGGCTGTGGCCGAGTATGGGCCGGAGTCCGATGAGGCCGCCGCAGCGGCCTATAACCTAGAGGTGGCGAACGAGGCGGCCACCATCGCCGCCGAGAAGGCAGAGATGGCCGCCGGGAACCTCAATGATGCATGGGCGCAGTTCGCGCTCGGGGGCATAGCGTCGGCCATCGGCATAATCTCTGGTGGTGCGGGGCTCATTAAGAGCCTCAGCGCCCTCAGCATCACCATCCCCAGCGTCACCACGGCCATCAAGGGGATAGGGACCACGATCAAGAGCGTAGGGACGGGGCTGCTGACCAACCCCTTGATGCTGGTGCTGACCGCCATCGCCGGGATGGCAGTCATCATAATGACCAATTGGGACACCTTCGGGCCGTTCTTCGAGGGAATCTGGAATGGCATAAAGGACACGGTCGGGGCGGTGTGGTCATGGCTTGATACTAATGTGTTCAAGCCCCTCATCAAGGCATGGGAGCCAATAGCGAAGAAGTGCGAGGAGTGGAAGGCCGTACTCATCGCCGTTTGGGAGTTCGTCAAGATCAGGCTTGGAGAGCTTTGGACGTCGATAGATAAAGATGTCATTCAGCCACTAAAGGTCGTGTGGGACATCCTCGCCAAAGAAGTGGGGGAATGGAAGGATGACGTTATCGCCGGGTGGAACGCCGTAAAGACCGAGGTCGGCAAGGTCTATTCCTGGCTTGATACCAACATCTTCAAGCCCTGGGGTCAGGCGATGGCCGACATGGGCATTTCGTCCGCATCGACCACGAACAGTGTTAAGCTCGATTTCTGGGGACTGGTGTCGAGCCTGTCCCCGGTGATGGGTCTTATCAAGAAGCTGTCGGATAGCGGGCTTTTCGACGGCATCAAGAAGTCAGCGTCAGAATCGGCGGCCATCACCATCCCCATAATATCGGGAATATTCAACCACTTGTTATCGGTGGCGATGGACTCATACCATAAGACGACGCCGATCATCGCCAACATATTCAAGAGCATATCGGACGGGGCGCGGACCTCTATGAACATAACGATCCCTATCATTTCGGGCGCGTTCAACTCCATTGCCTCGTTCGCTATGGGCTCGTACAATACAGTCTCACAGTTCATTGGCAAGATAATATCGGCCATCCAAGGGGCGCTCAATAAGCTGGCAGAACTGAAAAAGGCCATATCTGGAGGGCTGTCAGGCAGCGGTATAAGTGCCGCTGGCCTCCTTTCGTCCGTGTCGCCGGTGGCGGGCGGGCTGCTCAAGGCGCTGGGGTGGGCCGCCGAGGGGGCGGTCGTCACCCAGCCATCCTTGTGGATGGTTGGTGAGGAGCACGAAACGGAATATATCATTCCTGAATCGAAGATGCCAGCGATGGCCGCCCAGGTCCTCGGGGCGACCAACAGCAGCATCGTCATAAACGTCAACGGGGCGCAGAGCCCGGAGGCCACGGCCAAAGCGATATACAGGACGCTCAAGGCCAGGGGGCTCACCGGATGAGCCACACCGTGACCATCAACGGCACGGCCAGGGCGTACACCCCCGGCTCCCTGAGGCTGAGCAGCGATTACGGTGCCCGCCCCCAGGCTTCGCTATCTCTAGTGGACACCACTGGGGCGGTGAACTACGCGGCCCTCATGGGCACCGCCGTCACCATAACGAACGACGATGATGATTCGGTGGACTTCGCCGGGGTGCTGAGCAGCTATGATTGGCACACCCTCCAGGGTTCGGAGATGATAGCCTGGTCGCTTACGTTCGCTGATAACTCAGCCATCTGCGACCACGTGCTCATCTTCGATTACTATGACGACAGCACCTATACACTCACCTCCGATGTGGTCAGCGCGATCATCACCGACTACCTGGCCGCCTACGGCATCAGCGCAGGCACTATCGAGAGCGGGGGTTCCATCAGCGAGATAAGCTTCAACGGGCAGACGGCGACGGAAGCGTTGAACGACCTGGCCAAGCGGGACGGGTTCATCTGGTGGATAAGCGACACCAAGGCCCTCAACTTCATGGCGCAGACATCCTACACCGCCCCCTGGCACGTCACAGCGACAGAGGGCAACTACATCACGCTCAGCGGTTCCGGTTCGCTGGACAACTACGCCAACACCATATATCAGAGGGGGCCGGAGAATGGTATCTCTGACATACGCACGGAGAGCCAGGTGGGGGACGGGGCGAGGCGAGAGTTCAAGCTCACATACGCGGCCCACTCGGACGTAAGCGTCACTGTAAACGCCGCCGCCGCCACGCTGGGCATCAAGGGCATAGACTCGGGCAAGGACTTCTACTGGAATCAAGGCGACGACATCATCTATCAGGACGAGGGCGGGACGCTGCTGACCTCCGGGGACACGCTGGCCGTCACGTATCGCGGCCAGGTGTCGATGTTCGTCAAGATCGAGGACAAAGAAGAGATAGCCGCCAGGGCGGCGGCGGAGAGCACCTCCGGCATATACGAGGCGCTGTTCGAGGACTCATCTGCCATCTAT